TCTTTCACGTTGCGCCTTGTTAAGTCCATCGAACTGAGCACGAAGCTCTTGTAGTTCTTTGTCCTTTTGCTTGGCTGCTTTGCGTAGTTGTTTTACAAGGTCATTCGATGAATCACTTGTAGTGATATCGTCGTCGTCATCCTCGTACTCGTAATTGGACATAGTCCATCTCCCTATCAGTTGTTTGATTTACGCAGGCCTCACATTCCTCTGGGGGAAGGATGTGGCTCCTACTACTGGTCTTAGGTTTCACTCTGTTAGCGCCAGTATTTCTAACAGTAGGCTTAGAAGTTGCCGGCTCGTTCTCGCGCTAATGCGCCCACGCCAGCTTGACCGCTAAATGCTGCGGTTTCAAGTGCAGTAAGTTTCTTTCGTTTCTGTGCTGCTGCTGCAGACCCTGCAAGATTAAATACTTCTTGCTCTGCTGTCTGCTGTGTATAAGGTGATTCCTTATAGAAGTCAGCAAGTTGTCCACCACGTGGTGCAATCTCAGCAATGGTTTCGTAACCTTGCTGTGCTTGTTCTTTAGTAACACCGTATCCTGCTAGTTCTTCAGCACGTGTAACACCTGCTGTAAGTCCTTGAGCAATAGCGGCTCCACCAATTTCAGCGGCTGTTACCTTACGCTTGATTGCATCAAGACCCTTTGAAGGATCTAATGTATAAGCCAAGATATCGCCATTGGTAATGTCTGGGTAGAATGCCTTGAGTGCTTGCGCTACTTCTGGGTTTGCATTCTTAACTCGGTTCTGTGCTGTAAGAACTCTGTCTTCAAGTTCAGTAGCAGATACATCGTTAGCAAGAAGAGTCTGGAAACCAGCCTGAGTACCCATAGTATCCTTTGCGTAATATGACTCTGGTAGTCCATAGTTACGCATAATGTTCTGGTACTGGTCTTCGATTGCTACATATTCTGCAGGACTAAGGGCTGATAGGCCTTTAGCAATTCTTTGTTCGTTAGCGGCAAAGCGCTTTTTGTAAGCGTCAGTATTCTGTAGTTGAATTGTTAATTCAGCAGGAGATGCTCCGCTAATAATAAATCCTTTGAGTGGTTCTACCAGCGCTGATAAGCCATAGCGTGTGAACTCTGCTAACAATATGTCATATGCTGACTGACGTTCAGCTTGAGCCTGTGCTGCAGCCTGTGCTGCTGCAGTCTGCTGTCCAGCAAGGATTGCTTGAAGTAATGCATCATCTGTAGTACTAGTTGTAGGTGCTGGAGTTACAGGAGTAACTGCAGTTTCAGTTGCTCCGCCACCTAGATATGTAGCAAGTAAGCCACCAAGTTTACCAATGTCTTTTGAAACATTACCTAATGCCTTGGCTGCTTCTATATTAGCATTTGAAACTTTAGATTTTGAAGTGGATGACTTTACTGGAACTGTCTTAGTAACAATTGGAGCTTTGCCACGGACAGCACCTGGACCAGATACAAATACTTTTTGTTTGTCGGCCATTGTTTACCCCATAAATCCAAAGTCTTTGAGGACTTTAACTACTGAATTGGAAACATCTTCACGTGCATTGTTTGTGTACTGCCAGCGAGTATCCTGACGTAGTTCTTTCTCAAAGTCATAGATTGACTTAGTTCCAACTTTTCCATCAGGCATTGTGTATGACAAAGCACCACGTACCTTTGGGTCGAATACGTCAATAGCAGAATCTGGTATCTCAAGGATACGGCTCATAGATTGAATGTATGGATCCGCTAAAGTCTTTAGGTCAATTCCTGCTTTAATCTTGTCTGCAAACTGTGGGAATGCAGATGCTGCGCTCTCACGCAGTGTATTCATAACAGTATTCTCATCTACGATTCCTGCGTTAATCTTATTTGCATAATCTGCTGCAGCTGAATCTGAAAGATTGATACCGTTATTACGAGCAAGGTTCTTAATAGCAACAAAGTATTGTCCTGAAGGACCTTCTGGAATACCAGCCTTATTTATACCTACAATGCCTTTACCTACATTGGCTTTAATTTGCTCATCAAGCCAAATACCAGGGTCAAGACTATCTGCTGTTAAATACTCAGTGCTTACTAAATTGCCATCCTTGTATGTCTCTTTAATGGTTGTCTTAGACTTGCCATTCTTACCAACATACTTGGCTTTAAGTTGTGGTGCCCACGTTGCTAATTCATCAGCACGTGCGTCACGTCCATAGTAAGCCTTAAATACTTTATTGATTGTTTGACGAATTGCTTGGTCAGTAGGAGCTTGTGCTGAAATTTGGGTACGTACATAAGTTCCAGACTTTTTTGCTTTTGTACCAGAACCAGGCTTTGGCATATTGGTAAGGTCAATGCCCATTCCAGCAAGTAAATCACCAAGTGTAGATTTGGCTGTAATGCCAGTTGGTTGTGGTGTTGTCATTGACATTGCTTATTCCTTCACTGTCAAATACTTGTCGTAGACAAGGTCTTGGGATAGGAACCTGTCGTATAGATACGCAAATCCCAACTTATCGTCATTCTTTAACTTATTAACAGTACCATCATAGATATACTTAAGGTCTACGTTAGCCTTAGCATCAATAGATTTTACTTCTCGCTTTACTAATTCTTCAGCAATTGCTTTTCTAATTTCAAGATAAGCAGATACTGATTTCCATACTGTCTTCTTACCGTTGCCATTCTTTTTCATAAAGTCTTGATCGTTAATAATCTTACTAAGACCAGATATAACTCGGTTGGTTTTAGAGCCATCTGAGTCTAGGTAATCGTCATACCAAGCAGTTCTTGCGAACTCGCCGGTGGTAGAGTCCTTTACTGGCTTACCTTGAGGATCTGTTTGAACTGATAGTTTCTGAACTATCTGTTCTTTAATGTATTTAAGGTCTTCAGCACCAGTCTGTTGTATAGAAGATATGCCTCGCTTTTGCATCTCTTCATCAATAGCATCAGAGAACTTATTAAAGATAATCCATCCCTTTTCAGCCTCATTCTTGCGCTGTGCTTCTGCAGGACTTTGTGCTGATAGGAACTTCTGAGGTGAGTCAGATGCAATCTTTTTACCCTGTAGGTAACGGTATGCAGCTTGAGAGAACTCGTATGTATTCGGATCATTAACTACCAAACCGATTAACTTTGGTTCTATCTTTGCTAAATCAGCAATGAGACCTGAATACTTATTGATATTCTTTGTAGCCTGAACTGTTGATTGAACACTTGTAGGATTAGAAGATAGGCTTGAAGCAAAAGAAAAGAACTCTGGATAATCATCAAAGAACTTTTCATCTGCCTTCATACCATAAAGACGCTTATATTCACGTGACTTATCCATATAGTATTTATATGGGCTGTCAAAACGTGGAGCAAATGGCATAATCAAAGATGCTGCAGTACGCATACTCCAGTAATCTTTAGTCATCTTCATAATTTGATTAGGATCTACAGGTGGAAGACCATTGCGCTTTGCTTTTTCTTGTTCTGTCTTCCAGATTAACTGGTATGTATTAGCAAACTGTGGGTCTTCTAGATTTCCTTGACGAGTTTGTAGTTTCTGGAACCAAGTTGGTAGGAAACCAGATACTGCATTCTTAGATGGACCAAATGGAAGCGCCCATCTGAAAGATTCTTCTAGAGAAGGCTGGCGTTTAACAACTTCAGATACCGGTACAGCCACATAAGGACCTACTGGGAATATATCGCTGGCAATATTTGGATTGCCTTGCATATAAAGAACATCCATACCACCTTGGAAGATGATATCAAGGGATGCCTTTGGAATACCGAGTTCTGTTAATGAGTTAAGACCTGGAATCTTTGTAATTCCCTTAGGTAATGAAACCCAAATAACATCGTTACCAGATGTCTTACCAGATTCAACTGGATTTCCATCTTGATCTGTTACTAGACCCTCTTTATTTGGAGAATTCCATACAATATAGCCACGATTAACAATTGCTGGATTAGCAGCTGCCATCTTTAGCCAAGTCTTGTAAGCATTTTCCTGTGCAGAGAAGAATGGGCTGATATATTTCATAGCAGCAGCGAGGTTACTCTTACGTTCAATATTAAAAAGAACGCCTTTCATCTCACGAAGAGCTGACTTGCGAGCCATAGCCATAATTTTTAATTGTTCGTCAGGTGTTATTCTGTCACCCTTAAGACCTGCAACAATATCTAAACGACGCTTTGCTTCTTTACGGTAGAAGTGAACATACAATGGATTGCGTGCTAATGTATCTTCAGGAATAGTTCCAAGAAACTTAAAGAGCGTATTGATAATTTCACGACCTTTAATCTGTGCTGTATTAAACATAGCTTCTTGAAGAAGGTGTCCGTGAATAATAGGCAAGTCTGTTGGGTCTGTAAACGCTGAACGCAAATCATTTGCTGTAACTTCACCAATTTTAGTACGAAGATTAGATGATGCTGGTAGGTATTTATCTAAGAATCCATTGACTCTTGTTACATACTCAGCTGCTTCATCAGAAGTAAGTCCTAGGCGACGACGTAAATCACGTCCTGCTGGATTATTACGCAGCCAAAGAGCAATATCTTCTAGTGAATCTCCAGCAATAATCTTCTTTACTACCGCTGAGTTACCAAACTGTTGACGAATTGTCTGCGCCCATTGGTCAAAGTATGCAGGATCTGTTGGGCGTACCTGTGTAATACCTTTAGATGATAATTGACGAATATACATATCTGTATTGCTATCAACCATACGCTCAAATGAGTTACCAGATGATGCAATACGACGGAACATATCACCTAGTGGTCCACCAAAGGCATCATCAAGGATATATGTTTGACCATCGGATGTTGTTACCTCATAGGAACCGGTACCAATACGGTCTTTTGGCTTTGCTGCCTTAGAACGATTAAGAACATCTACATAATGGTTGTATACTGCTTGCTTCTCTTCTTGTAAGAGTTTAAGAGTATTAAGTTTTCCGCTAAGTTCTACGTTATCAGGATTTAATGATAGTTTTGCATCAAGTTCACCAATTTGTTTTTTCAAATCAGTAAGTTCACGAATAACAAGAGTGTTTGCTTCTTGAACTTGACCTAATGTTCTGCCAGCATCTACTGGTCGGTAGCGGTCAATAAGACGAGCAGGTGTTGCTATAAGATTATTAAATATATTTTTAGTACCAGGACCAAGATGTCTAAGTTGTGCAATAGCTCCTACAGATGCAGCAATACGTAGCGATGAATCAATTGCGTTACGCTGTGTATAACCTAGACGAAGTAGTGCTCCAGCCTTAAACGCATCCTGTAGTACATCTACATAATGTAATGTTGTATCAACTGTACGTCCACCTATAGAATTTATCAAGGAACCTTGACGTTTTAATAGTCTGTCCATTAGTTCAAAATCCATAATAGGCAAAAAGTCTGCAGTTTGAGATTCCAGCTGTGGAACCTTAATGATTGAACCATCTAAGTCAACCATAAATCCGTTATCTTTAATAGATTTCATTGCAGAAGTTCGAGCACCTTGATACTCATTATAAATCTGCATTGCTTTTTCTTCATCAATTCCGTGCTTAGCTGCAAGAGCACGCATTGCTGTAATCTCAAGTTGTTCAGTAGCAATAAAACGTGCTTCAGGTGTAGCGGCAGCCATATAGTTATCAAGCAATGATTTACTTTGCTCTGGAGTAAATAAACCAAGATTCTTAAGTGATGTTGGAACTAACCTTCCTGCGGATGTAAGTCCCAACTTATTGACTGTTGCAATAATTTCTCTATATGAGTCAGGATCGTTGAAATCAACTAAACCTGCTGGACGCTCTCCTGCTGCCCAAGAAATCTTCTGGTATAAGCGATGAAAAGGTGTAGGTTGGAAAACTTCTACATTAGAACTTCCAACTTTTTTATCGTAAAACTTAAGAGCACGAGATTCTGCTACAAAGTTCTCAATACCTTGTAAGCCTTTACCAGTTGTACGTGTGAGTGAACCACCACCCATAATGAGATTGCCTGCTTCATCAAGTGTGGTTCCACCGACCTGCATTAAATCTGCAAAGTATCTATCTGATGCTACAAGAGAATCGTAGTTATCCTTAGCAGCCTTAATGACTGCTTCGTTATCATTGAGGAATGGAATCATTCCAGTTCCATCTGGTGCAGCATAGAGTTTATACTCATCAACTGCTGATAAATCACCACGTGCTGTCTCTAGTGCATCTGTAATGTATGCACGTTGTAGGCGTAATTCGTCCATTGCTGCTGGATCACCAAGAGCAGAACGAAGAATAAGGGCTGTTTCATCACGGTCTACTGAATCACCAAGTAGGTGAGCAAGAAGAGCTGGATTATTAGAAGATTTAACCATTGGATGAGAGATAGCGTAGGCTGAATCTCTTGCAGTAAAGTCATCTAGTACTTTAGTGAAACGATTGCTTACACCATATTGAGCTTTAGTAATATCTTCTGCTGCTTTGGCTACTGTATCAGCATTAGTTAGTTTACCAACACCAAGTTCGCTTGCCTTAGCAACCTTAACTACTTTACCAGCAGCAAGAGTTACGTCTCCAACGAGTTGCAAGCCTAGGTCAAAACCACCAGATGTCCATTTACCCCAAGCGCTCTTCTTAAATGCTTGTTCGCGCTGGCGTGGGTCATAGACATTAAACTTTGGGTCATAAACATTGCGAATATTGCTAACAAATGCTTGACCGAATGAAATATCCTGAGCACCTTTGTATGCTTTTCTCCATTCATTAGGATCAAAGATACTTCCTATTGGCTCACGTCCTGATGTAATATCACCAATGACGAGATTATAGGTTGTTAAAGGCTCACGAATGTACTCTTGGTTAATACGGTTGATACGCTCAAGTGCTGGTTGGATACCAGGAACTTTCATAATTGCTCCACCGGCTGATGCCAATGGTTTAACTATGTCTTTACCTGCTTCTGATGCAGCAGTCTTGAATGGTTGAATAAAGCCGTTGTATTCATCGGCATCATTCCACGGTGCAGTACCAATATCCCAAGCAAATTTAGCTGGAGCAGTTGCTGCTCCTAGTACTTCTCCACCAAACTTGAGTGCATCCTTAGCAACAGTTGAAGCAACGTCACCAATTCGATTCCAAATACTACCCACTACATATCCCAAAGTTGACGGATTGCAGCCCTAGTCTCTGGTGATGTATTAGGTAAATCTGCAACGTAAGCAAGTACTGGCTTATATGATTGAATTGCTGAACGGAAATTTGTGTCATCAGGCTTCTGCATAACTAATGCTTCTGAACCTGCTCCTGCTCCCATATCAATACCTTCAGTAACTGGTATTTCTTTCTTTTGTGATTCTGCATACAAAGGAGTAATAGGAGTAACAGTAGTTGGGCGACCACCTACGTTATCTGCAATACCACGAGTCTTTGATAATTTTTGTTGACTTTTAAGATTGGCTGTTTCAAGACCTTCACCGTAATATTGTGACGGTAGATCTGTTCTCTTGGAAAATTTGCCAGGACCTGCAGCACCGGCGAGTGGACCTCTAGCCATCTGTTTCCTCCTGTATTGTTTCTAAATCTTGTGAAAATTCTTCCCACACTTTGATTGTGGCTGACTTTTGATTAGCGTGATAAATAGATAATTCGTATAACTCAGAAGCAAATGCTTCTACTGTCTGTGTTAGGTTGTACATAAATCCGGTAAGGATTACAAGGAAATCTGTTGGGCGTACTGGACGCGGAAGTTTATCTTGACTGCTCATCGTCCAGTACACCTTTCAGGTTAATAATTAAGCCTTCTTGCCTTTGCGTCCAGGAACGTTCATTCCGAAGAATACTTTTCCGCCTGCTGGCTTTGCTGTGTCTTTCTTGCCTTCTACTGGCTTTACTTGTACAGCTTTTTCAAATGTACCTTTTTTCATATTTGCACCTCCTTCACTTATGCTGCCCCACCAATAGAGGCTAGTAGTTGCGCTATATCGGGACGTTGACCAGCAGCAGGGGCCTGACCAGATAGCAGGAATAGCTTGAGCATACTGAGCAACGGCCACACGCAGAGAATCACGCATTTCTTCAATATCAACACGTTGCTCCTCTTGAGTTACGTTGAGGTCCATTGGAATTTCACGTCGTACATAGTCGCGGGAGACAAGTTTATCTGAACGCATCTGTAGTAATGCGATGATGGCACGGTTAGGATCCATACCGGACATAATTCCGTAGCGTACATCTACGCCGTACTCGCCCTTGATGTCACGAGATGGTACGTACTTCATTGTGTATGGAGTACCGTCATCTGTTCCCTTGATTGACTTTGTCATATTACCAAATACAACTTCGTCAATTTCAAAGCAGAGAGATACAAGTTCCATAAATAGACGTGCAAATTGTGCTTGAGCTGATTTAATCTGTGTATCAAAACCAGCCTGTAGTGCTTGTACACCACGACCTGTAACAACAGATGCGCTGATATCTCCTGAACGAGATTCTGGATAACGAGCACCTAAGCGTAGTTCACGTTCTAGAACACCTGACTCAGTAAAGACTCCAGGTGGTAGTTCTAGTGGAACACGACGAATGTTCTGTGGTTGAGATGAACGCATAATTGCATCTGGTCCAAGAGCAAGTTCTTGCACATCTTGTGGAATAGCAATAGGTGCTTGGATAGATTTCTCAGCGGCTTGAATCTGTAATACTGCAAATCGAGCACGAGCAAGTTGTACTGCTAGTACATCATCAAATTGACCACGTGCTTCTCCATCTAGTGAAGAACGAGTAACGACACGTGCTAAGCACTTGCCAACTTGGTTCTTTACACGAGAGATAACTAGGTTCTCACGCTCTGGTAAGTAGATAAGATCTTGGTCTTTGTCGTGGTAGCGAACCATTGAGATATATGGAGACGAAGTCTGATATCCCTTGCGACTAATAATCTGGTCATAGAACTCTGGGTATTGTGATGCCAGTGTCTCAGCATCTGTTACTACAACCTGAGTCATAGATGTACAACGACCAAAGCGGTCTACTTCTGGATATACACCAAAAGGATTAAGCAGACGGATACGAGGATTGTTTGTCTCGTAATCCATCTCAATAATTGCTGGTAGAAGTCCGTATGTGTTGTACCAGTCTGCTCCTGTGTACATCTGAAGTTGTAGGTCAGATGAACCGACGTAGTAGTTGGCAATACGAGTACGGGTATCTGCAGCTTTACGCTGTGCATCGGAAACCATATTAGTTGCTGAACAGTTAAAGGATGGCAGTGGTGCCATTGCCTCCGCTAGATCACGGGCAGCAACGTCAATGAAGTTGGCGACTAGAGGCTTTGGATAGTCCTCTGAGAACATAGAAGGAAATACCTTTGAGATATCTCCTTGACGTACCGACAACACATCGCGCATACGTTGGTCTCGCGCTGATGAGCGCGTACGCAACCGCGATAGTTTCGCGTCAACTTCTTTGACTGATAACAAGTGGGGTCCTTACTTCTTCTTTTTAGCAGCGTTAAGGCGGCGGTTATATTCCGCTACTGTAATTCCCATACGCTTAGCATTTTCTTCCGCTACGGATAGGTAAGTCTTCTTTGAACCGCTTGATTTGCCACTGAAGACTCCGCTAATTTGCTCACCAATAGATGGCTTACCTTTAACAGATTTCTTAGTAGCAAGTCCTTTACCTACTGGAGAGTTAAACTTTTGTGTCTTATCTCCGTATGGACTCAACTTATTAAAAGCTGCTGTAAGAGGATTAGATGTTGTGTTCTTCTTAGCAGTTGTCTTCTTTGAAGCAGTTGTTGAAACCTTCTTACCACTGATAGCGCTAGGAGCGCTGCTCTTTGGAGTTGACTTCACTGATGATCCTGGACGAGTCATTCTAGTAGCAGTAACTTTCTTTGCTGCTACTGCAGCAGGCTTTGCCTTAGGCTTTACTGATGCAGATGACTTCTTTACTGCTGTAGCAGTGCCACGAAACTCTGGGTTCTTTACAACTTTTGCTGCAGCCTTAGCTGCTGCTTCTGACGCTCTGCGTCCTGCAATTTTATCTTGCTCGTCCATTGTAATCCTTACTTAGTCTTTTTGTATAATCCTGGGTACTTCTTGTCTAATGCTTTACCTGCACGCTTTTCAAATTCCTTTACACCTTTAGGTGATGTGCGCTTTTGAAGTTCTTTAGCAGCTGCTTCGCCTGTAAGTGACTTAGACTTTACCTTATTAACAGGTTTTCTTTTTCCAACATTTTCTAGTTTAGGTAGTGGTAACTTAGCCATTAGCACTTACACGCTTTCTTTGACTTGCCACACTTCTTGCACTTCATATCTGACTTCTTAATCATTGTCTTAGCCATTATGGTCTCCTTAGATGAACGTTTTGTTTTGCTCTGCGAATAGTTCATCTAGGTTGACAACTGTTCGCTTGCCTATCTCGTGACG